ACTTCCAGTATATGGAACAGGAGAAAATGTAAGAGATTGGATTCATGTTCATGATCATAATGTTGGAGTAGATTTAATAGTTAGAAAAGGTAAGAATGGAATATTTGACGCATTGGATTAAGGAGTGAGTGCAAATGTCTGTTTGGGGTACGATTGCGACTAAGTTAAAGGAGATTATAAATAAAATGATAGGGAGAAACACCATTGAACAAGAACTTCACGTAACACCCGCAATCTCTAGTAATATGATGGCGGCAATTGATGAATGGACAGCCATGTATGAAGGACGAGCACCTTGGTTACACGAGCCTTCTTATGAAGACCCTAGTTGTGTTCGTTCTCTAGGTCTCCCACAATTTATCGCTAGTGAAAAGGCTAGAATAGCACTATTGGAATTTGAAAGTGAAATAACAGCCCCTATGAAAGAGGCTAAACCTGTAACTCCTAACTATATGGCAGAAGATAATATAGGTACTGACGGAAAGCCTGAACCTAGAGTGTCAACTCACGTAGTAGTAGATAGAGAGCCTGACGGGTCTACTGAAAGGGCTGATTATCTTAACAAGCAATACCAAAAGTTGATAGACGATTTACAAACACAACTTGAATATGGTATCGCTAAGGGCGGTATTGTTATCAAGCCTTACACTATTCATCACGCTAGTAAGAACGTAAAACAGGAAACAAACGCTTTTACGGATACTATTATTAATGATAATAGTTCAGAAGGTACTAACGCTAACTCTTGGGAGATTGATTTTGACTATGTTCAAGCGGACGAGTTCTTCCCTTTGGCGTTTAGTAGCAACGGAAAGAAAATGACAGAGGCTGCCTTTATTCAACGTAAAGTAGACAAAGATACTGTTTATACTAGACTTGAATATCATAAGTTAGAGGATACTACTGTTACAGTTATAAACAAGGCTTACAAGTCAACAACTAATTCTTCTAATGCTTATGATTTAGGACAACCTATTCCTCTTACTACAGTACCTGAATGGGCTACTCTACAAGAAGAAACCAAGATAGAGAATGTCGATAGACTTCTCTTTGCATACTTTAGAATGCCTGAGGCTAATAATATTGATAGTCACTCTCCTTTGGGTGTTAGCGGTTTTGATAAGGCTAAGCATTTAATCCAAGACGCGGACGAACAGTATTCAAGAATGTTGTGGGAATTTGAGGGTGGTGAACTTGCTATTGATATTGACCGTGACGCTTTGAGATTTATGGATGACCCTGATAATCCTCAGTATGACGGACATTCTGTTATGGGTAGGGGTGCTCAAAGACTTTATCGTAAAGTAGACTTGAACGAGGAGAATACTTACAATGTTTTCTCACCTGAACTTCGTGACCAGTCTATCATAAACGGTCTTAATACTATTCTTACTAAGATTGAGGACGCTTGTGGTCTTTCTAGGGGTACGATTTCTAATATCGTTACACAAGAGGCTAAGACGGCTACTGAATTGAAGATTATTAAACAAAGAAGTTATCAGACAAACGCACGTATTCAGAAGGCGGTTAGAGTAGCACTTAAGGACACAATCTATGTAATGAACGCATTATGTGACCTCTATAATATTACTCCTGACGGAAAATATGAAGTATCCTTTGAGTTTGACGATAGTATTATTACAGATACAGATATTGAACTTAACAAGAGGATAATGCTTATTCAGAACGGACTTGCGTCTAAACTCGAAACTCGTATGTGGTACTTCGGTGAAACTAAAAATCAAGCACTTAAGGCTTTGGAGATTATTCAACAAGAAAATATCGAGGCTGTTGAGGATAATATTGCTAATATGCAACTTACAGGTGAAGCACCTATGTCTAAGAAAGCAGAAAGCCCTAAGAACGCTAACGGTGGAAATAATTTTAAGAGCGGAGATAATCAGTATAGCGGTAATTAATAATGCTTAACGAATATGAACTTGAAAAATATTTGTATAGGTATGCGGTACGAATGGACGATTTTGTCACATTTGTTCTAACTACTACTGCCAGTAGAGTAGAGTCTAATGACCATATAAAGTCCGTAGATAAGTTGTCCTCTCTTAATGAGGCGTTTAAAAGTTCTCACGATAGAAATGAGATAAAAAAGGCTTACGATAATCTTAAAAAAGAACAGATTAGAGCATTGAAGGACGACTTATGGGCTATAGCGGCTTTTACTTTTGCTGAATTGAAGCCGTTGTATGACTACAATGTAGGCACACTTAAATCAAATCCTGAGTTATCTGCGGAAGTAATGAACCAGATAAACAACTCCGCAACCGAACTGTATTCATTAATGAGTACACCTGTATTCGTATTAGACGGTAAAAATTTGTCACCTGAGAGTGCTTATACTGTTATAGTAAATGACGCAATTCAGAACAAGCCGTTAAAGGGCTCTGTTAAGTCTATGCGTAGTGCTTTAAATCGTTTGTATGACGCGCCGTTTAAATTTGTGACTAATTTATCAGATAGTAAAGACAAAGCGATTGTAGACGCAAATAAGACGCTTAGAATGAATGTTTTAAGCAATATCAAGAACGTTATTGAAACAATCAACGAAACTGTTAAAAAACAAGTAAAAGGTGACGGGGTTGAACTGTCTGCACATATGTTCCCCGCCCCCGACCACGCTCCTGCTCAAGGTCATCAGTTTTCTAATGAAGAATTTGAGAAAATGCAAAGCGGACAGGACTTTGTTGATGTTCAAGGAAATAAGTATATGGGTTTTCCTAGACAGATAGGACAATGGAACTGTAGACACTATGTTAAGCCTATAAAAATCGGAAAGACAAAACCTGAGCATACAGACAAAGAACTTAAAAAGATACTTGACGATAACGAAAAGGGCTTCACCACTTCGGACGGTAAACACTATACACTTTATGAGTGCACCCAAATCCAACGTGAATTTGAGCGTAATATTAGAGAACACAAAGAAAAATATATCATAGCGTCCGAATTAAAAGATAAAGTAAAAATGGCTGAACATAGAGGCAAGGTAGGAGAACTTACTCGACAATACAAACTTTTTAGTAGTATGTGCGGTATACCTGCCAAACTGGAGCGTATAAGAGTAAAAAATTATTGATAACCTAAATATTATATTATATAATGATAGTGAGAAAAGGCTAAGGAGAAATATGTATATGTCACCGGAAGTTATTATTGCAATTATAAGTGGTATAGCAACTATTGTTGCAACTGTCCTTACAATTATAGGAAGTAATCGTAGGACACAGAACTTAATGCAGATTAACCAGGCGGTGACAGAAACAAGACTTGATAATCTTACGGAAGAGGTTAAAAAGCATAACAACTTTGCAGAAAGAATACCTCAAATTGAAACCCGTTTAGATTATATGGAAAAAGACATTAAAGCATTGAAGGAGGCTAAAAAATGAGTAATAAGACTTATGATATCCTTAAGTACATTGTAACAATCGTACTACCTGCTATTACAACTCTTTGGCTTACACTTGCCAGTATCTGGCACTTTCCCTATGCGGAGCCGATTGGTGCCACCTTAGGTGCAATTACAGTATTTCTTGGTGCACTTATCGGTGTATCTAGCGCCAAGTATAAGATTAGCAACAGTTCTAAGAACTGATGTTATATAGTCTAGCCTAAGGACGTTTAAATAAGGCACATTCGCCGCAGACCTGCTTATGCGGATATACAAATTCAGCAGATATAAAAGAATGTTTTTGGAGGAACTTTTATGAACATTAAAGAGATTTTTGCTAAGGCAGAAAACGGAACTTTGACATTGGCACAGTTTGAGCAGATTGCTAAAGATGGAGGCGCTAAGTTTACAGACTTATCCGAAGGTAATTATGTTTCTAAGTCCAAGTATGATGATGACCTTAAAGTAAAGGCTGACGCTATTGAGGAACTTAACAAAACAATTACTTCGAGAGATACAGACTTGGAAGGACTTAAAGGTCAACTTGCAAGTGCTGGGACTGACGCAAAAAAATTATCCGAATTGCAGGCGAACTTTGAAACACTTCAAGGAAAGTATGACGCCGACATTAAGGCATATCAAGCAAAGATGGATGCACAAAAGTATGAGTTTGCAGTTAGAGAATTTGCTAACGGCAAGAAATTTACCTCTA